GCGCTTGATGAGCGCCGACCGGATGCCGTCCCAGTCGGTGACGTTCGCAAAGCCGACGAGTCGGCGGGAGACCGACACCTCGCAGTCGAGATGACGACGGCACTCGGTCTCGACATCGTAGACAAGCTCGCCGCCGTCGACAGTTTCGCGCTCGCGGTGCTGTACTTCCGAAAGGGTTTCTGGGGGTTGGTCCGTAGTTGCCATTGCTTCCTCCATGGAAGCGCGGTCGGTGGTTCCAGCACCGGCCGATTCTGCGTCGGTCTCCCGCGCTTCGTAATACCATTTACGCAGTGCTCCCGTATAAAGCTATGCTTTGCATAGTGTATAATTTTCTGTATCGCACTATTTATATCATACCAGCACAAGTTACGGAGCGTGGTGAGCTATGCAAAGCATACCAATGCCTAATGAGGACTTCGACCCCACAGAGGATTGCGAGCGTGTCCTTGATGTCTTCAAAGACGGACGCGACAACGGCGATCCGTGGGGGAGAGCCAACCCTCGGTACATCATCGACGAGACGGGTATGGAGAAGCCAAACGTTGAATACCACCTGCGCCGGCTGAACGACGCCGGGTGGGTGCAAAAGATGGCGCGCGGACTCTATGAGTTCGTCGCCGACCCGCGGGAAGAATAAAACAGATGAAAGCGCAGACCGAACTTGACCCCGAGAACGAGAGCATGAGCACCGTCACGCTCGGCGACGTCCAGTTCGACCCCGTCGCCGCCCAGGACTTCCGCCTCTCCGTCGAGGGCACCAGCGGCACCGGGAAGTCGAACACACTCGCCGTCATCCTGGAAGACCTCGCCGACATCGCGATCCCGACGTTAATTATCGAGCGCCTCGGCGCGCTGTCGACGGTGCGCCTCGAGGACGAGGACATCGTCGTGGTCGGCGCTCGCAATGAGGAGGGCGTCGACCTCGCCGTCGGTCTCGAGGACCTCGACCAGCTCGGCAGCTGGGTCCTCGACCGCGGCATGAAGATCCTCCTCGACGTCTCGACGTACGCCGACTACGAGCAGGAGGGCAGCCGCGTCCACGAAGCGGCCGCTCGCGCCGTCCGGTCGCTGAACGACCGGGCCCACGAGAAGTACCGCGCCGGCGACCGGACGAAGAGCCTCCTGGTCGTCGACGAGGCCCACTACATGGCGCCGAAGGACTCCGCGCCCGAGCCCGAACTCGACGAACACGTCAAGCGGTGCCGCGGCCAGCTCATCAAGGTCGCGACCGAGGGCGGGAACAAGGGAATCTCCGTCGTGGTCGGCTACCAGCGACGAGCGTTCCTCCACAACGGCGTCATCCAGCTCGCCCAGGACTTCATCGCCCATCGGCCAGGCGACGAGGACATCGGCCGGACTGCGGACGCGCTGCGTTGCTCGGAGAGCGAACTCGCGGAGCTCGGTACCGGGGAGATCCTCGCCCGCGGCGCGTCCATCACCGACGGCGACCTCGTCGGCCCGACAACGGTTCGGAAGCGGACGTCGCCCGACCCGCGTGAGGAGTCGTTCGAGCTCCCCGACACCCCGGAGGAACTCTCGGAGGTCCTCGAGGACATCCAGAACGACGTCGAGGCCGAGCGCGAACGACGAGCACGCCGGCAGGACGAACTCGAACGCCTCCAGGAGGAGAACGAACGCCTTCGCGAGGAAAAGGAGCAGCTGGAGCAGGAGCTCACCGACACCTCTCGGATCGCCGACGCCCTCGAGAATCTTGGGGGCATCAACGGCGGGGAGAGCGAAGCCGCGCAGGACGTCGGCGAGGGCGTCGAGCGCCTCCAAGAGCAGGTCGCCCAGCTAAAGGAGGAGAAGGCCGACCTGCAGGAGACGGTCGACGAACTCGAGGCGGACCTCGTCGACGCCGAGGATCGGAACGCCGACCTGGAGGCCCGGCTCGCTGAGGCCGAAGCCGAGGTCGAACGCTTCCGAGAAACGCTCACCGAGGCCCGCGAGGTCCTCGGCGTCGACGTCGCCGGCGCTACGGGAGACGACGCCGAGGCCGACGGTCGACTCCAGGAGCTTCGCGCCGAACTCGAGCAGCGCGAGGAGACCATCGGCGAGCTACAGGCGAAGGTCGACCGTCTCCAGGAGCAGGGCTACTCGCTCGACGAGAAGTTCGAGTCGAAGATGGACTTCATCCAACACGAGGCCGTCCGCGAGGAGATCGAGCGCGCGGCCTCGAAGTCGAAGTGCAAGGACGACCACACCTGGGACGTCCTCTCGGTGCTGATCGACAAGGAGAATGCGACCGGCGACGAGATTGCGCCGTACTGCGATGTCACGAAGACGTCGGTCCAGAACATCCTCTCAAAACTCGCCGAGCAGAACGTCGTCGCGAAGACCACGAAGCAGGGGAAGGCGCAGTACTCCCTGAACGTCGATGGGATGCGGGAGATCATCCAGCAGCAGCGGAAGCGCACCGAGATGTCGAAGCTCAAAGAGCAGGTGAAGAGCTGATGGCCGACCCGTCGACGGACGAGATGGTCGAGGTTCTTCGCAGCGCTGAGGAGGGTGACATCCTCAAGGCGACGCTCGAGGGCGAGCCCTGCAGACTGCGCGTCATCGAGGAACTCTCGATGCTATTCCCACCGCGGACGGAGGGCGTGAAGACCCGGCGCGTCGACGACGATGCGTTCCGGATGCTCTACTTCTATCTTGACCCCGAGACCGAGGAGCCTGGCGACGATGTCTTCGCCCGCCGGTCGTTCGCCGACGGGTTCAGCAGCGAGGACGTTGACGCCCTCGCGTTCGCCGAGTAGTGTTGCCACTGGCCGGGTTCTGATTCTGCTCGCCAGAACATCAGCGAGCGCCAGCGTACTACGGTAGAGAGAGCGTCCGCTCAGTCGTCGCCAGGGCCGTCGGGGGGCCCGCCGTCGCCGAAGTATCGTTCGTCGCGGTCTACCCAGCTTGGCTCGACGTCGTCGACGTTGAGGTCAACCGCGTCAAGTTCGTCGTTGAGAACGTCTGCCAAGTTCTCGAAGGCATTATCAAAAAAGAGTCTGTTCCGCCGTATCTGCTGTTCGACTTCGTCGTGGTCGCGTTGACGGGCCTTCGCTTCTGCGTCGATCTTTTTCTCGATACGCACCATCTGCGTCGATAGCGACTCGTGTTTCTCGGCGGCGCCGCCGTCGGTCTCGTCTCGGTGGTGACCGAAGGCCCAGTCCATCACTCGATGGATTTTGGCGCGGTTCTGGTAAGTAAGTATCCCGAGTGTGGCGATAGCACCAGCGAGGGCTACGAGTACGCCGACGAGCAACTGCGGAGAGACAGGCATCCGTTAGAGGTACGTATCTCGATACGTGTCGTCGATGGATTGACAGACCATCTTCGTTAGTTCGCCGTCGACGTCAACCTCGACGCCGGGGTCGTCGCGAAGTTCGCGAAGCCGGTCGGCGTGCGACGGCGGGACCTCGATAGTCTCGAAGCCGTCGTCGGTCGTCGACATCTCGCTCGGGCGGTCGGTACTCTCATCGTCGTCCGCGTCTGATTCTGGTGCCATAGTTCAATCTTGAACTCCGCCGAGTTAAACCTCGGCAAAGTGACTGGTCGATTACGACGCTATCAGTCCGTGGTTCCGAAGCGCCGTCAGTATCGAGTCGATCTTCGAGTTCAGTTCGGTGAGGTTATTGTTGATGGTCGTATCGTCGCCGCTTTCGGAGACCTCGGCGAGCGTCCCGTCCGTCGACGCGTTCAGGTTATTCGTAAGCGACGCTATTGCCGACTCCTGCGTCGAGACGACCGTCGTCCCGTTCCGCTGCAGGTCGCCGCCCTGAAGGTTCACGTCGTGGTTCGGAACGCGAACCTCAGCGTTTTGAATACCGCCGGCGCCGTCCGACTCAGCGTACGTCTTCAGGAAGCCGACGCCGTCAATACTCCACAGCATCGAGTGTTCGGTTCCTGCCGCCGAGTTCCCGTCAACGATCTGAATCCCCCCGGCGACGATCGCGCCGGGGTTCGGCGTCGACCATTCGATTTTCGAGTTCGACAGCAGTTCGAGTTCGTTTTCGATCTGGACGGCGCCCTTCCCTTCGTGGAAGGCCATCACCGCTTCGTTTTCGTTTTGGAAGATGAGATTATCGTTGTTCGAGTAAAGGACGCCCCACTGGTCGACCGCACCGTCTGGGTTCTCGAACCGAAGGCGACCGTCGTCAAGAACGACCGCCGGATTGGCCGAGAACGTGTGGGTACCCGTCCACGTTGGCGCGATAGATAGGTCGAGGCTGGTCGCGTCGACCAGCCCGGACCCGATACGACCGTTCGTACGGTCGTATATCGTGTTCGACCCGTCGGTCAGATCGACGTTCAGGACTTGTAGTTCTTCGTTCTGCGTCGCGCCGGCGCCGTCCGCCTCGGCGTACAGTTTTAGGAAGGCGTTGTCGTCGATACTCAGGTACAGCGAGTGCTGGTCGCCCGCCGTCGGCGTCGACGAGATCTGCATATCGGCGTACTGGACGATACCTCGGTCGGTACCGGCGTTGAAGCCGCCCTGCCGAAGATTGATGCCGTTTTCGTCGGCGACCAAATATGGGTCGCCGTTCGGGTCGAGAAGATTGAAGGTGTCGTCGGACTGGTTCAGTTGGAGTTGTAGATTCGTACCGGGGGTGTTATTTATATACCCGACGTTATCAAGTGTATTATTATCGACGTCAAGCGGTCCGCCGAGAGTCAGGCCCGCGTCGAAGGTATGCGCGCCAGTCCACGTCGGCGTGATCGAAAGGTCGATGTCCGCCGCGTCGACGTTGCTGTTCAGCGAGAGCGTCCCGCCGGACGGTACGGTCAGGTCGTCGAATTGCTCTTTATGCGTCATCGGTTACACCTCTGCCTCCCACCACCAGCCGAGGTTATCGGTCCCCGACGGCGGCGCGGCGGCGTAGTTGATTGTGATGTTGGTCCCGTCGGCGGTCACGTAGTGGTCCGCTATCGCGTCTTCTGTACTCGGCGTGACGTCGACGTACGTCGGCGTCGTCGAGAGACCGTGCGCGATAGTGAACGACGTTGCCGACCCGTCGCCGCTCTGCGAATCGTCGCCCGAGTTCTGTTCTTTCGCCGCGATATCCTGCCAGTTCGACCCGTCGTACTTCCGGTACCCGACGGCGTCGTCGTCACGGTTCGTCCCGTCGTCGAGGTACGTCTGCCCGTTCCGTACGCCGGTCGGAACCGAATTCATCGGTTCCCTTTGCCCATAGTTACCGAGGTTATCGTAATATGAGACGTCGACCGTCCCGTCTTCGTTGATGACTGTCCCTGGGACGTCGCTGAAGTCGTTATCGGCGACGACGGTCCCGGCGAGGTCGTTATTCACGTTGACGAGGTCGAGCCCTGCCCAAGATACGTCGTTTGGGTCTTCGACTCGGTTCCGCTTGATATCGGCTTCCGTACAGTCGATGACTCGTATCGCGCCGGCGCCGCCGCCGGTCTCGATATCTCGAAGGACGTTATCGGTGATGACGGCGCCGTCCTGCCCCTGAATATCGAGCGCTTCCCATGCGTTGGAAACGTCTTCGATATGGTTCCCTGCGACTCGTAGTTCGTCGCAGGTCGCTCGGTCGGCGACGAGAATACCGGCGCGGTCTCCGGTCGCCGTGATGACGTTATCCTCGATGATACACCGCTTGATGGCATAATCGTTTATCCAGATCTGTGCGGCGTCAGACTGACCGGTGATTTCGTTCCCTCGAATCACGATCTCGTCGTACCCGGTCACGTCCTCGTTCCGAAGCGAGACCGAGGCACGGTCGCTTTTCCTGAACGTGTTGCCCTCGATAACGTACGAGTCGATGTGCCCCGCCTGCGAACGGTCCTGAATGACGCCGTCGCCGACGAGAACGTTGCTTCGGACCGTCTGACTCTCGACGTTACACGTGATATTCGAGTCGTACAGGTAGTTCCCTTCGACCAACGCCGAGACGCTGTTACGAATAGTGACGTCGGTCTCGACGAACATATTGCCCTGTACGAGCGGCGATGTCGAAAGGGGCGTTCCGCCGGTGATATTGATGAAGTGCCGGCAGTCGATACCGAGATTGTCCTTCACGACCGGTGCGTGACAGCCGCCGATCTGGATACCGTACCCGTCGCCGCCGAGGTGCATGTTCTTCGAGACGTTGTTTTTGAACGTCGGCGCGTAGCACTGGCGCGTCTGCGGCCCCTTCGACCCGACTTCCTCGGTATGGATACCGGTGATTCGAGGCTTGTATCCCCACTTGATTCCGAACGACCATTCCTTGGTCTGCCGGCCGTTGCCGACGATATCCAGACCGTGGATGTCGACCTCGATAGGGTCCATCACCTCGACGCGAGCGCTGTCGGCGGTATTGTAGTCATAGAGCGCCGACTCGTACGTCGTGATCTGACTGCTGTTCGAGTCGGTCGACCGGACCAGCGCGAGTTGCGACTCGTACCAGTCGTTGCTATCGCTCGCATCCTGCGTCCGAACGTCGTGCCGGATGACGACCAGATAGTCTTCCTGAATGTTCGAGACGTCGTTCAGATCGAAGGTCTCGTCGCCTTCGGCGGCGTCGCTCGACAGGTCGACGGTATCGACCTGCTCGCCGTGGAACCTCGCGAACGAACTCGCCGGCGTATCATTCCCTCGGTTGTTGCCGATATACGACTCGATAGTCGCGTTCCAGCCGAGGATTGTGATATCGCCGTCGACGGTAACGTCGCCGCTCCCGTCCTGATATACTTGTACGGTATCGCTGTCGTCCGTGAACGTAAACGTTCCTTCGAGCGCGAGCGTTCCGTCGGTCGGCAGGTTGTCGATACCGGTCTCGACCGCCGTCGGTCCGCTCGATGTCGTCGTTATCTTTTCCGCGTCGTCGAGTACGACGTAATCGCCGCCGTCGAGTTCACGGACAATAACGTCGGGTTCGCGGTCCGGAGTGTAGAGTTCGTCCGCTCGCGCCGTCGCCGCCGCGAGGTCGGACTCGAAGCGCCGGTCGCGGACGTCGGCGCTCGCGATATCGCCGACGCCATCTTCGACCCACACTTCGGCGACGACGACCGCGTCGGTCGACGTCAACTCGGGCGGCGCCGGGCGCCGCGTCTGGAACCGGACGTTCGTCGACGGCTTCGCCGGTTCCGGGCCGCCGCGCTCGACCTGAAGCGTCCCGTCCGAGTCGAGGTATATCAGGTCTTTCCTCGGGTACGTCGAGTCGGCGGGGTCGAGAGCGACGTTATCCTGCGCCGAAACGTCGACCTTCGTCCCGCCAAACAATATCGTGCCCGCCGCGACCTGTACCGTCATATCGTTCGTTCCGGGCGAGACCGCGCACCCGTCGACGACCGAATACTGCCATCGGTTGTAATCCTGTTGCTGGTCGAGTGCCTGTGCGCCGTCGCCGTCTTTGTATTCGATAGGCATTATCCGGTTTCCTCGCCGTAATTGAAGTACCCCCACCGCGACCCGCCGTACGCGCCGGGTTCAGCGCGACGGTCGACTAACCCAAGCGAGAGACGCGCCTCGAACCGCAACGGCCGCTTCCGCTGAAGCATCCAGTTCGAGACCGCGTACTCGCCGTCGTGGATATAGTCGTCCGCCTGCCCCGAGTCCGGCGGAACGATGTCGACCGAGTTCCGCTTCTTGGGATGATGGTCGACGTAATAGTCGTCGCCGTCCGGTACGTCTCGCTTCTCGACCGCTTTCGTCGTCCCGAGGTTATTCAGAACGACATCGGCTTCGACCGGGTCGAGCGCGAGCGTCAGCGTCGTCGTTCGCGCTCGCTTCTCGCCACCCGAGACGTCGCCGTTCGGAACCGCGAGTTTTCCCCACCGGAAGCCGAACACCCAGTCGTCGGTTGTCGACGACGTCTGGTTTAGGACTTTGTCGTTGTTGAAGTACCCGTACCGGAAGTGACCGTACCGTTCCTCGGCGTCGCCCTCGAACGGATGCCGGGTATCCTCGCGACGAAGCGACAGTTGGACATCGTACCAGATCGAACCGTCGTCGCCGGGCGACTCGTTGTACGACTGGACGTAATACTCGTCGTCGCGAAGCGGCGGGTTCTTGATTGCCTTGGGCGGCGAGACCGTCATCGGCGTCGGTTCGAGGTCCGTCTCGACGTGATCGATATCGCCAGCGCTGTCCACGATCTGCGCGACGTCGCCGGCTTCCATCGAGAACTCGCGGAACACGTCGAACGCGTCGCCACCCGCGAGAACCAGGACCTGAAGGTTGAGTTGCCCGGCGCGGTACTGCCACGACTTTACCGCTTCAACGAGCTCGCCGTCGAACTCCCACGGCATTATCCGTCACCGAGGATTTGTCGATATACGTCGCCTTCGACGTACACGATAAGGTGTCCGAGCGCCTGCGACGTTACTGTAATCTCGTTGACCTCGCCGGGGTTCAGTTCGGCTTCGATATCGACGAATTCGTTGAACGTCTCGGTTCCGTCGCCGAACGACGTTCCCTGCGACGTTCCGTTTATCTCGACGTCGCACGACTCGGGGTAATGCTTATTATCCGCCGCCGTTCCGGTATCGTTCGGGAACGTTTCGTTGATACCGGCGTCGACCGGGTGCGTATGGTCCCCGCTCGCGTCGGACGTCTCGGTCGAAGATGTCCCGAGTTCGTTCGACGACGTCTCAGTCGAAGATGTCCCGAGTTCTTCCGTCGACGTCTCGCTGGTCGTCGTCCCGAGTTCCGTCGACGACGTCGTCGTCTCGGTCGTCCCGAGTTCGTTCGACGACGTCTCGCTATCGGAATCGGTAGTCGTCAGGTTGTTACCGACCTTATAGATATGCTGGTGTCCGTCGAACGTCGATTGGTCCGGGCCGTCCGTCTTCCCGAGCGAGGCGTCCTGCCCCTGATTCGAGAGGTCGTGCGTGTGGTTCGGCGACTCGAATGTAACCGAATGCGAGTGGTCCGGGTGCGTAACTGAGACATCGTGCGAGTGCTGAGGGTGGGTAACATTGACGGTATGCGAGTGCGCCGGGTGGTCGACCGTCACTGAGTGCGAGTGTTCCGGGTGCGTAACCGTCACCGAGTGCGTATGGTCGCCGCCGGCGGCGGCGCCCTGTGAGTACGCCCGGTACGGTAGCCCGATAACCCGGACGTTCAGCCGGTGTTCGTACTCGACCTCGCCGGGATAGTACAGTTTCATCTGATACTTGTGGGTCGAGTTCACGGGCTGTCGACCGCCGCTCGCGTTTATCGGAACGGCGGTCCCCTCAACCGCTTTATTATAACGGTCGGTATCCTTCCGGGCCTTCGAGTCCGATGTCTCGGGTTCGAGTTCCCGACTCGACAGCGTCGCTTCGTACTTCCAGCCGTCTTCGTTCAGGATAGATCGAAGCGAGATGACCGTCAGCCGTTGGTCGATGCCGCGCCGGTCATTCTCGACCGGAAACGTATCGCCGAGGTCGACGTCGACATCGACCAGCGTCGCCTCGACCTCGACGTTCGTCTTCGAGAGTTCAACGATTATCTCTTTCCCCTGTTCCGCGAGCGTGTCTTCGTCCTGCGCATCCTTATTCGCAAAGACGCGCCACACCTCGGGGTCGCCACTTTCCCAGTCGCTCTGATACGTGTACTTGTTCTCGTACGAGCTCGTGTCGGCGTCGGGAACGACGTTCGCGACGCGCTGGTGCTTGCCTTCGCCAGCGCCGAGCATCCGCAGGTGCGTCGGTTCTTCGTCGCCGCCGAGTTCATTTACGCGGAACCGGTCGACGACGGTTTCGTTCGCTGGCGATATCGTCGTCGATCTATCCGTCCCCAAGTCTTCTGTGTAGTCGACCGTCCGTTCGGCGTTGTACCTGACGAAGCCGCCGGTCGAGTCAACGACCTCTCGTATCCGCTTCGCCGGCGTCGCGTGACTGAAAATAAACCCCAGTCCGCTCTTGACGTTCTCGATAGTCCCCGGCGAGACCGCGTCGACGTCGTCGAGCGCGTCCGTGATTATCGTATCGTCGCCGGCGTTCTCGTATCGAACTCCGCCGCTCGACGGTTCCGCGCGACGAGCGGCGAACTCAAACGACTCGCATTGGAGTTCGACGACGTCGGTACCGGGGTCGACGTCTCGAAGCCGACCGCCGAACTCGCGGGGTCCGTCGATATCGACGAAGACGTCGTCGCTGTTCTTCTCGAACTCGACGCTTTCGTTGTCGACCTCGGTCTTCCGTACCGTAACCGTCGCCTGCGTGACCTTTCCGACGTCTTCCTCGGTCTCGTGCCAGACGTGGTCGAGTCGATCTGTACTCCCGTCAGCGTGGTCGATAACGACTTCTCGGGCCATTCTACTGCGTCACCTCGCGAGTCGATAGGAAGCGGTCGGTCCCGTTCTCGGTCGCGCGAGCGAGTTCGCGCTCGCCGGCGACGAGTACGACATCGCCGCCGGACTCCCGAACCTCGGCGAGTAGCGAGTCGAGGCGGTCGACGACGTCGCCGCTCGACGCGCCGCCGCCGACGTCGCCGAGTACGTCGTCGAGGCGGTCGAGCGGCAGGACGGCTTCGCTTCCGGCTTCGCCGACCGTCGCAAGGGTCGCCTCGGTCACGATACCGCCCTCGGCGAGCGCCGGAATACTGACAGTCTCGCCCCCGAAGACGGTGTTGCCTTTCACCTCGACCTCGCCGATAGTATGCTCAAACGGTAGCTCGAGGGCGCTATTTATCGCGGACTTCATACTGCTACCGACTGAACTCGCTATCCCGCTGATTTTGTCAATCACCCAGTCGGCGAAGTCGTCGAATAGTTCTCTGCCCCTCGAAAGCGCGTCGCTGATACCGCCGGTGAAGTCGTCGTATAGGTCGGTCGCCCAGTCGCCGATATCGCTAAGGATATTACTAATCCAGTTCCCCAACCAATCGAGGAACTTCCCACCCCACTTGCCGGCGAAGTCGAGTATCGTGTTGAAGGTCCGCTCGAAGAACCCGGCGGCGATATTCCACGCCTCTTTCCAGTCGCCGCGTATCAGCGCGAGAACGATACGGATACTCGACAGTAGCGCGTCCATCAGTATCTTGACCGTCGTAACGATACCGTCAAAAATATACTTCGTAACTGCCAGAATCTCGTCGCCCCACCGGTTCCATATCGCCTCGAAGACCTCGACGAAGAACCGTATGCGACTCAGGACGACGTCGACGGTCCGCAGGAGTTCGCTGACGAAGCCCTGCATATGGGTCTCCCATACGTCCGCCCACGCTTCGAGTAGCGGAACGATGAGACCGTCGAAGATAATGTCACTCGCCCTCGTGATAACCGCGATTATCTTATCGAAGATATACTGCGCGTCGCCGAGGATGCTGTCGCCGGTCTTCGCCCACTCGCCCTGAAGTACGCTCGCGAACTGTCGCCACACCGGTAAGACGATGCTGGCGACCGTCTGAAAGCGTTGCGCGAGGCGGTCGATAACGCGTTCGGTGACGTCGCGGATACCGAGGAAGTTCGTCGCCCACGCCGCGCCAAGGGCGGCGACGGCGGCGAACGCGAGACCGACCGGTCCCGACACCAGCGTCGCGAGCGCGACGGCGGTCCCGCCGATAGCGGTCGCGACGAGACCAAACGCTTTCTCCTGACTCGACAGCGCGTTCAGAAGGGAGTCGCCTTCCTCGACGAACTCGGTGAACGCGTCGAGCGCGTCGTTCAGGTACGGAAGCAAGACCTCGCCGATCTCAATAGCCTGATTACGGACGGCGTTCTTCAGGAGTTGGACCTTCGCCCGCGTCGTATCCATCTCTTTCTCGAACTCGCGTTGCAGGCTGGTGTTTTCCTCGAACGCCGTGTTCGAGGTCTCCATCGCGTCTCGAAGCCCGTTGACGTTCTGCGCGAGTCCGCCGATAGCCTGCCGCGACGCCGACCCGAGGGTTTCGCGAAGCCGGTCGGCAGAGTCGCCGCCTTCCTCGAACGCCTCGACCATCTGCATCATCAGTTCGTCTGGGCTTTCCTCGCGCATCCGCTCGAACTCGTCGACGGACATACCGAGCGCGGCGGCGAGGTCTTCGGTCTTCCTCGGATCCAGCATCTCCTGCGCGAGACGTCGAAGCCGCGTCCCGGCGCGTTCAGCCGACTCGCTGACTTCGTTTATCGACGCGTTCAACCCGAATATCTCGGTCTGTTCGAGACCGAGTTGCGACAGCGCGCCGCTCGACCGAAGACTCGCGTCGACTATCTCCTGCGAACTCGTCGCGAAGTTATTGGAGAGTTCGTTTATCGCCGACCCGAGGTTTTCGACGTTCTCGATAGGCGTATCCGTTAGTTCGGCGAGTTTCGCGAACGCCTCGCCCGCTTCGTCGGCGGATAGCGTCGTCGCCGTACTCATCTTCGCCGCCGCTTCGGTGAACGACCGAAGGTTCTCGCTGCCTTCGATACCGAAGCGAGCTGCGTCCGCCGTCAGCGAGACGAGTTCCGACTGCGCCATCGGTATCTCGCTCGCCATCTCCTGTATCTCGCCCCGCATCTCGCCGGCGACTTCCTCGCTCGCGACCTTCTCGATCTCGACCATCGAGTCGTTGAACTCTGCCGCCGCCTGCGTCGCCTCGGCGAGCGCGCCGGTCGCGAGCGCGCCGAGGGCGCCAGCCGCGAGACCGACCGCGTTCCGAAGCGAGAGTACGGACCCGACGGCGGTGTCCATCGACTGGGCGAAACCGCCGACGCCCTCGCTTTTTACCTGTACCGCGAGTTCTTGCTCTATACCGGGTGTAAATGCCATCGTTACCTGTCCTGTCGGGTTAGTTTCGTGTTTCCTCGCTGACTCGGCGGTCGAACTCCCGGAGTTTCTGCCGATCTGACGCGCGGGGGAACGCCTTTCCGCCGAGGTCCGACGCCGACATCGACGACGTTGATGGGTCGTTCTTCCCCGACGCCTGCCGGAGCTTCTGCTGTATCTCGGTATGCACTCGCTGACCTTCGAGCAGGCGCCGTATCTCGGGCATCGTCAGCGACGATATCGTCCGCGACTCGGTGAACGCGTACCCGGCTTCATGGAGTACCCACTCGGCACGCGCTTCTAACTGCCACTGTTCGTATTTCCCTCGACCAGTTCGAGCAGTTCGGCGTTATCCATCACCATCCCGCGACTCATCTCGAAGCCGCTCGCGTTGTACCACGCGACGATAAGCGGCGTCACGCCGAACGCGAGGAAATCTTTGAGTTCTTCTTCGGCGTTTCTCGGGTTGAGGTCAAAGTCCGGCGTCGCGAAGAACCGGTTAATAACCTCGACCATCTCGCGGTCCGACATATCGTTTGGGTCGCCGGACTCGGGAAGCCACTTTTCGGCGTCGCCCTGCCGCGCCGGGATAACCTCGACGTACTTCTCTTTCCCCGGTACCTGCTCCCACACCGGAAGCGGCTGATCGTCGTCCGGGTCGCGCTTGACTTTGAAGTCTTCCTCGCTCGCGATAGCGTCTTCCGGCGGCGACCCGTCGCTAAGGTCGATGTCGCCGATGTCGATCTGCTCGTCAGTCGTTTTCTCGGTCGGTTCGTCTGTCTCGGTTTCGGTGTCAGTGTTACTCGTCATAAGTAATCGAAGTGGTACGGTCGGTTGGTCTCCCAACTATCCGGTCACGCGATAGTCAGCGCGCTCGTCCCGCCGCCTTCCGGGGCAAACGTCTCGTCGATGGTCATCTGGGACTGTTCCGCTTCGTACGGTCCGGTACCGGGGTCAGTGAGCTTCGCCGTCGACAGGGTAATTGTTCCCTGACCGGTCGTGACGTCCGGGAACGTCCAGACGATGTCGGCGCCGTCGTTCGTCAGCGACCGACGGATATCGGTGTATGACTGCGTCTCGCCGTACGTCGAGACCGACATTTCGGTCTCACGAGTCCCTTCCTGTATCCGCATCCGAAGCGAGTCGTCCCGCATCTGCGTCGAGAGACCGTTATCAATCGAGAGTTCCTTACTGTTAATCTCGAACCAGTAGTCGGAACTCCCGCTGCGTGTAATCGAGTCGGTCAGCGTCCGCAGGTAGTCGTTCCCGATAGCCGACGCGCGACTGCCGCTCCCGAGCGCCGGGATACCATGGTCGCCCTCGATACCGTCGTACGAGTCGGCGCCGTCGAGAACGGCAAGCAGTTCGCCGGGGCTACCGGCGTCGTCGTATACCTCGATGTCGCCGTCTGTCTCGGCGTCGAGTTCGAGAACGTCGATATCGTCGAAGTTCGACGTCGTCGCGACGGCGGTCGTCCCGTTCAGCGAGATATCTTCGGTCGTGTTCGCGCCTTCGTCTTCGATGCTGAGCGTCTGACTCGTATCGTTCGGGTCGGTCGACTGGACGTGTAGCGTCTCCGAGTCCGGCTGGTCGACCTGATACCGCCGCATCTTCTCGAACTGGTACGTGACCTCGACGCGCGCCGGCTGTTGGTCGCCGGGGTCGACCGTCAGCGTGACGTCGACGATCTTCCCGCCCTTCCCGACAGTGAAGATACGCGTCGACTTCCCGGTCGCGCCGCTCTTACCGTTGACCTGTCCTTCGACGGTCGACATCGCGGCGACGGTTCCCTTTTGCTCGCGGTCGAGGAACGTATGCGTGTTCGGCAGTAGCCCGTCGCTATCTCGAAGTACGCCGTCCCCAGCGAGGTCGTGCGCGTCGCCGTTGTCGTCGACGAACCAGCGCTGGAGTGCGTACTCGATGGTCAGTTCGTGTTCTTCCGGGCCCTTCTCGTGTTCATCCGTGTCGATGTCGCCGAGACCTCGGTCGGCTTCGAGACCAGGACCGAAGCCGGGGTCGATGTTGTAGACTCGGTCACTCGGCTTCTCGAACTCCGGGTCGGTCGGCGTCTCGGGGTCGCCGTCGCTATCGACGTTCTCGCGAACGAACTCGGGGCGGTGCTTCCGCAGTCCGCTTTCTGCTTTCGTACTCATTTGTTAATTGTCGTTGGTGTCGCTGGTCGGTTCGTCGCCGACATCGTCGTCGGCGTCGTACGGTTCGATGTGGTCGACTTCCTCAACGAGTCGATCGGCGACATCTTCGCTGACGTTCGCCGTCCAGTTCTCAGTGAACTCGACCGTCTCGCCGTCCGTCAGGTACTCGTCGCTGAACGACTCGGTCGGATACGTCTCGGGGTCGGTGTTCTGTATCCACATTTCAGGTTGTATCTGCACCCGCTGCTATCGGCGGTAACTACTTCGCCGCAAGCCGGGCGTTGCGTTCCCGGCGCGAGACAAAGCCGACCGGTTTGCATCCGGTCGCGACGCCGACCCGCGAAGATCGACGCCGGTTTTCGCCGTGCTGGACCAGCGTTCGCACCGCGTTACCCCGAGGATCAAGTGGTGAAAACCGCCGTCCAGCAGTCCGTTTCGGGACGAAGCGAGGGGTTTCGGCCCTCGTTAGTCTTCGTACCCGTACTGTACGATTGCGACGTAATGGAAGACATCGTCACGGTCCGGTTCCGGTACCGGCTGGCGTCCGTCGTACGCTATTGACGAGAGCGGTTCGTTCCCCGTCGCGGGGTTCGTCGGACTTGCCGCGTTCTCGCCGACGATACGCTGCACTTCCTCGCAAGCGCGTTCGTTGAACTCGCGAGGGTTTGCCGTCGACGCGTTCTGCGCGTCGAGGTCGCCAGTCGACGCCCAGACGTGAACGTCGATACTCCCGCCGACGGTCTGACCGGGGTCGCCGTCCGCCGAAATATGCGAGTACCCGGTCTGCCCGCCGTCGACGGGCGATTCTTCAGGCTGACCGACCGTCACCTGCGGCTGGTCGACGTCTTCCTCGAACCACCCGAAGGATATCTTCGGCGTGATACCGAAGTCGTCGACGCCGCCGTTCCCCCAGTCGTCCTTCAGGAGTTCGAGAACCAGTCGTCCGCGCGGTTCCCGTGCCATCAGTCTTTCCTCGCTGTTTCGAGGCGAAGCAGTCCGTTATCCTGCCGGTCAATCTGGATGACGACGTACGTCTCGCCGTCGACGTCGACGCGCGACGCGCCTTTATGACCGCCGCCGTCAAGACCGTCGTTCACGGCGGCGGTATCATCTCTGATAAAGATATCGGCGTCGACGCGGACCTCGCTACCCGACGAGTCGCGAACGACCTCGGCAGACGTATCGCGGTCGACTCTCGCCGTTACCGTATGCGGCGAGTCGGTCGTCTCGTCGAAGTTCGGCCCGTAATCGTCTTCGCCGATTTTCTTGCGGTTCGATAGCGAAACCTCGCGACCGGCGCGGGATAGAGCTCGACGCGCAGCAGATCGAACCATCAGCGAACCCTCTCGGCTTCAATACTATTCTGAAGCCGACCGGTATCGACCGGCGCGTCCTGCTTCGCGAGGCGTTCGATAGCGAGCGCGGTCTTTCGTACCATCTCGCCGGTCGAGTCGACGTCGCCGACGTGCTTACCGGGGTTCCGCGCGACGCGTCGAACCGCCGGTCGAAGGTACGGTTGCGCTTCCTGCGTCGACGTTCCGAACTCGACGTACGCTGCGTACTCGACGTTCGTCCCGACGATATATACGGCGTCTCGGTCGTCGAGCGCCGCATTCTTCAGCGACGTGAACGCCTCTATCGTATCGGCAATACCGAGTACGTTCATCCCGGTCATCGTTATCGGCCCGGTCCGAAGGTTTCGAACTCGACGCCCGGCGCGCCCTTTTCGGTCGGAAGTTTTCCTGTGTGGTCAAGGTTGACCAACCAGTTCCAGTAGTCGGTGTCGTTCGGGTCGCGCTGGTACCGGAAGTCCGCGTCGCCGACGGTCTCGCGGTAGATACGCGGGTCTTGACTCGACGCGGCGTCGGCGGCGCCGACCGCTTCCATCCGCTTCTTTTCAGACGTCGAGAACTGCGACCAGTCGAGGCGGTTATCGAGGAAGTCGTACGCGACGTTCAACCAGAACTTCTTGGCGTCGTCGTCAAGGTCGCTGTCGAAGATCGTGTCGAGGTCGCTGACGTCGGCGTCAAGTCCCGATTCCAACGTCACCATCGGTTACGCCTCGCGACGGTCTCGCAGTTGCTCTTTGAGTTCTGCCTTCGACTGTCGCGCGTCGATACCGACATCCTTCGCGAGCGCCTGGAGCTCGCGATAGTCGTCGGGAAGGTCCGCCGATATTTCGCCAGCGTTGGTCTCGACCTCCGTCTCGCCGCTGTCGGCGTCGTCCGTATCGCTCTCGCTCGCGACGTCGTCGTCTTCGTCGCCGTCCGAGCCCTCGGTCGCCTCGGAACCGGAACCGCTCTGCACGTCGGTCTCGGTGTTCTCGTCGCTCTCGCTCGACTCGGTTCCAGTTTCACTTTTACCGTCCGCTTCATCGTCGGCGTTGTCAACGCGCTCGAACTTGTCGCCGAATGCCTCGACCTCGGCTTCCGACAAGTGAACGGTCTCGCCTTCGCGAACGACGCGGCCGCCGGCGTGGTGCGTCCCGCCGCGTACGAGTCGGTACTCGCCGGCTTCCGCCGGTCCGTCGGTGGCGGTCGTCCGCTGCTCGACCGCCTCCACGCCGTCGTCGGTTTTCTCGACGCGCTCGAACCGGTCACCGAACGCGTCGAGTTCTGTCTCAGTCGCCTCGAAGACCTCGCCTTCCTCGAAGACTTCGCCGCTCGCGCGTCGATGCCGCCCTCGCCTAACCCGGACTAATTCACTCATCACGAGACACCTCAGAGACCGGACAGGTGCGCGACGCCGCTGTTCCCGCTCTGGTCCGACCGAAGCGCCGGCATCACGCTACCCATCACCTTCCAGTGCTGGACCATTCCGCCCATCGACTCCCACTGGACGGTCTGGATGTCGGCGGCGGTCGGCATCTGGACGTACCGCTCGGTCGGCTTCACCATCACCGCGTTCCCATCGCTGAGTCGGTCGGACGGGAAGAACCGGATGCTGTTCGGCAGATCTGCCTCCTGTTCCAGCCGGTCGCGCAGGAGTTGAAGAACGCCGCGCTTGTCGTCCGTCCCGGCGTTCTTCGCCCTGATCTCCTGATAGTTGTTACGGTGGATGAAGAAGTCGTACCCGGACTGACCGGGGAGCGCGCGAGCGTCCTCGAGCGCTTCGACGGTACTCATCACGTCGTCGATCATGTTATCGGCGCTCGCGCCGTCCCACGTCGCGTTCCCCGAGACCGTTTCGCGGTCGGTGAAGTCCGTCATCCCGGCGACCGAGTCGCCTTCGACGGTGATGCTGTTCCCGCCGAACAGGATGTCTTCGAGTTTTCGCGCGACCGCGACCGTCGCCGCCTCAACGCCGGCGGTGTCGATGGGCTGGCCTCGGTTCCGCGAAGATCGGAGTTTCCGCAGGTTCACTTTGAACGACTTGTGGACGATGGGAAGCGGGATGCCGTTGTTCGTGTAGTTCAGCGTGTCTTCGCCGCCGCCGGTCGTCGCCGCCATGTCGACCTCGGCATCGCCGAACTGGTCGACGTCTTCCCACTCGAAGCGGGTCACGCCGAGGTCGAGCGGCACTCCGATACCACGGTCTCGAAGCGTGTCGATACCGATGGTGTTGTCGCGAGCGACGGCGGTCAGGACGTCGTTCATCCGCCGCCATTCGTCCTTCCGAAGTTGGTCGTTCCCGGTGAGACCTCGGTTGAACACTTGCTTCTGGTACGCGGCGAGCGTCTGCTTCGCCTGTCGTTCGAGTTCTTCGTCGTCCCGATGCCGCGCCAGCCTGAGTTGGCTGTGCGCGACGAGTTTCTGGTACGCGATACCACTACCGCCCGAGAGACTATCGGCGGAGTCGACGCCGCCTTCGTCCATCACTTCGATTGCAGACATTGTTACGCGATTCGTTCCGCTTCGATGCGGACCTGATTATCGACGCCAGCCGAGGCGCCGCTGTTGTCGACCGACTCCTGTGCGCGGTACAGCGCCCCCTCGGGCGTTCCCGAGGTCTCTGCCGAGGAGAAGTTCGCGAGCGCGCCGTTGTCCGTCTCGACAAGCAGGTCGTTCTGGGTGACGTTTGCGTTCGCCGCCGTCGTGAGGTCGCCGCCGGCGGCGAGGAAGCCGTCGAACTCGCCGCCGACCGGGACGTGCGCGTAGTGAACGCGCTCGCCGTCGTCGTCGGTGTTGTATTTGTCGGACTTCCCGCGACCGAAAGCGTCGCGAGGAAGCGTCGCCATCAGCCCGCGTCCGGTCGTCGCCTCGCCCGACTGAAGGTTCGCTTCGCCGTTCGAGTTGAGGTCGATGAAGTGACCGGGGGTGATATCCGTCTCGCCGCTCGCGGCGTCCGCTTCGTCGGCGGCGAACGAAACGATGTTACCGTTCAGGATGACCGTGTTTTCCGACATTGTCAGTCAGCGCTCCCTTCGTCTTCCTGACCGTGGAAGTACCCGCCGACCTCGACCTCGAGGTCGTCCAGCTCGGGGTCGTTGGTGCCGGCGGCGCGACCGCCGTAGTTCGGAACGGTCTCGACCTGCGCGCCAAACTTCTCGGCGACGCGTTCGAGCGCTTCGACGTCGTCGAGAACGCCGATATCGTCGAGGTCATCTTCGTCCATCCGCGTCTGCGACGTGATTGCCTCGACGAGTTCGTCGCGACGGTCTTCGTTCTGCTCGTCGAGACGGTCTTCGAGCGCGTCGATCTTCTGTTCGAGCTCCTGTACGGCGTCGGGCGCCGGGTCGTCGTCGGTACCGCTACCGCCGTCGCCGCCGTCCGAGTCGTTGTTCTGTTTGAGCGATTCGTCGATCTTGTCGACGACGTCGTCGTCCATCTCGCGAAGTTCCTCGACCATGAACTCGGTCGAGTTCGCGAGGCGTTCGAGTCGGTCGTTCGGGTCGTTGCTTCCCATAGGTTCGTGGGTACAGCCACCGCAGTTACAGTTCGCCGCGTGAACGGCGTACGATACCTCGGTCGCGTCGGTATCTCTCGCGCCGACCGGTCCGGCGCCGGCGTCGGTGTCGGCGAGCGAGCGGACGTCGGCATCGATGCCGAGCGTCCGAAGGAAGGCGTTTGCCGCCGTCGCTCGCCAGCCGTCGACGTTCTCGTCGAGGTCTCGGTCGAACTCGTCTTCGAGTAGCGACCGGGCGACGCCGCGAGCGCTTTCGAGCTGCGACTCGCTGACGTCAGCCTGCGCGCCGCGACCCGAGACGACCGCGTCGAGCGCGTTTTCGTTCAGGTCGCCGCTCGCCGAAACCACGGGGAAAAACGTGGCCCCGACGAACGTATCGGCGTCGCCGTCGCCGAGTAGCGAGTGCATCGCGAGCGTCGTCTGCTGGTCGTCGGTCAGGTCGTCGACGCTATCGATGTCGCCCCAACCGTTCGCGTCGGCGAAGTCCGCCAGCGACGGTCGCGACCACTCGCTCGACGATGTCCCCGAATACTCGGGGGTTCGCGCCGAGTCGAGCAGGTTCGCCTCGAGTGCGTCTGTTGCGTCGAGCGAGTCCGGTGTCAACGCCGCGTCGATACCGGTCTCGAACGCCGCTCGAACGGTCGCCGAGTTCGCGGCGAACGCGCCAGCGCCGGCGCCGACGACGTTCCGGTTCGGCGCCGCGTTCGCTCGCGGCGCGCCGCACCCGACGGTCGTCGAGTCGCCTTCCCAGTTACAGGCGCCTTCGGCGTTCGGAAGCACGGCGAGGTGGTCCGGTAGCAGATCGACCTGCGTCCGGTCGTACTGCTCGCCGTCGAACCGGCCCGAGTCCTGTACCTCGCCGTGCCAGTACCCTGTCGAGACTTCGAGACGGTCGCCGTCTCGTATCTTCTCGACCGCGAGTTTCGCGAGTTCGCCGAGGCGGTCGGCGTTCTCGACCAGCCACTTGACTTCGTCGAGGTTTATCCAGAGTTCGCCCGTAAGGGCCTGTTTCTCCTGATTCGCCTCGACATTCAGGAACTGCCCGATCTGGTAGCGTTCGAGCGTCGTCGGTTGAGTCGCCGGAACGAAGTTCCCGTCGTCGTCTTCCGGGTGGTTGACCGTAACGGGAACGCCGTTCCAACCGGGGGCGGACTTCGCTATCTCCCGGTACGGGAGGAAGCCGCCGTTCAAGATACCTTCCGCGACCGCGACCACCGGGGCGACGAGATGCTTCTCGCTCCGGAGTTCTCGAACCTCGACCGCTTCGGGGTCGGGTTCGACCTGTATCGTGACGGTCCCGTAGTAATCGCCGTCGTTGGTAGCAAACCGCCGAGTGCCACCGTCGACGCCGAGGCACCGGACCGCTTCTGGTTTCGCGTTCATAGTGGCGTCGCGAACCCGCTCGACCCTCGCGAACGGCGGCGGGTTACGCCGTCAGTCATCGGGGATGCCACGCCGGATAAGGGACTTGAACCCTCGAGGGCGCGGCGGATGTCCACGCCGGGACTCGAACCCGGCCGCCTCAACGTGCTGGCTTCCGCCACCAGCTGGTACGGGAAGCCGTCGAGACGTCGCGCCTTCGCGTCGCGGACTCGCGTCGATCTATACTTCGAAGGGGTCGGTCGCGGTGGGGTACGCATCCGACTCCCGCCGACCGCTTGAACGCCGCCGAGACGTTCCACGACCCCGACGTTGCGGCGGTGGAACGGCGGCGTTAACCGAGTGCCTCCTCGGGGGTTGGCGAGCGGTTCCGGTTCGGGGGTCGAGGCGGGGAGATGCCGGCGCTCTGTCCCTCGACCGACCGGCACCGGCGCGGTCGGTGTCATTGGGCGTCTGGTCGGCGGTTATGACGCGGAGGACACCACCGGTAGCCACGTACAGCGACAGTTCGGATGTATCGGTATCAGTCCGCGCGCTTCGTCGAGCGACCGCGTCGTTCCTTCGAGACCCGCGCAGATCGGGCAGACGCGCGAGTCGCCGGCGGTCTCCCACTCGGCGCGGCCGGTGACGTCCGCGTCCGGGCCCATTATTTCTTGATACCGGTTCAGCGTCGACTCGCTGTGCGCGTATATCGTCTCGGTCCGGGCGAGCGTCCGCGCTCTCGTTATCCCGATCTTGTCGACGCGGTCGTTGACCTCGCGCGCCATCTTCCGGGGGTTATATCCCTGCGCGAAGCCCTCGGCGAGCGTCCGCGATATCTGCTGGTCCATCGCCTCGGTTATCCCCTGCAGTTCGCGGAAGTTCCGGGTGTAGAGTACGCCGAGGGCGTCGGCGTGTATCGGCTTGTTGAACAGCGCTCGCGCGTCGACAGCGTCGACGTCGACGCCCTGCTCGCGAAGCCGCGCGTTCGCGTACTTCGCGCCTTTCGAGTACGACCGCTGGACGTACACGTTCTGCCACGAGTTCCGCCGGGCGACATCGCCGGCGCTGGTCCGCTCGAAGACTTCGAGAACTTCGTCGTCTTCCGCTTCCTGAAGCCACCGGAGGAAGGCGTCAACCTTATCGCCGTCGTCGGGGAACCCGAAGTCATTACTCGGCGACGCCTGTACGACGCCGGCGCGTCGTTCCTCGACGTACGTCTGCCACCAGCCGGCGTCGTCGTCGTTCGCTTCGAGCGGCGTCGACGTCGGTGACGCCGGCGAACGCCCGTCGGCGAGGCGAAGCGCGTCGTTCTCGACGATAGTCTTTCGAGTCAGGCCCTTCAGTCGCCGGAACCGCTTGAAGACGTCCTTCCGGTAATCGTCCTGTATCGCCTTCGTCCCTGACGGGCCGGGCGGCGCGCGGTCTCGGTTCGCCGACGGTTCCGCTCGCGCCAGTGCGACGACCGCGTCCGGGTCGGCGTCGTCGAGTCCATCGAGACGGTTCGCGACGCTCGCAAGGTTCGCTTTCAGGTCGTCGCGACGAGTATCAACAGTCATCGGTTACTTCCTCGGGTCGTCGAGAACGCGGACGTTCGCGACATCGAGCGACCGACCGAGACGTTCGACGCCTCGCTCGACGTTGTACCCGACGCCGTCAAGGTGCGCCCGTGGGTGTTCCGTCGGTTCCGCCTCGAAGTGTGGGTATAGTTCGACGCGCCGGTCGTCGATCTGCCAGCCGCGTACGTGTACCTGCCACCACCGGATATCTTCGGCGCCGTCGACGTACGCGAAGAACGTATCGGCGAGGTTCAGGTCTTCGCCCCGGTACCGGTACGAGAACGCCCAGTTCGGCGTGTAGCCGCGTACCCCGAGCGACCGGACGACGCCGACGACCGGGGCGTCGTCTAACGTCTCGACGACGAACGACGCCGTCGTCGGCTTCGGTCCCGAAAAGCCGACGCGTCGAACGAACCGGTGCGCCCGGCGGAACGCTCGCCACGGCAGGTATCGAAGCGTCATTCATTCGACTCGTCGGTCTCGGCGTCGGTCGTTCCCCCGTCACTTCGCGCTTCCTCCGCGCGTTCCTGTAACTCGCCCGCCTGCTCGATACCACTCTCGACGGCGGACTCGCCGAAGACGACGTTCGCCCAAATCAGGTATAGGTACGCGACCGCGCCGGCGACGGCGAGCGCCGCGATATCGCTCTGCGCGATTGCCGGAAGCGCGCCGACGCCGTCCGGTAGCGTCCCGGTCTCGACGACTCGATACGCGACACCGATGGCGGCGATACCGACCGCCCATAAAACGAGTATCGGCGGAACGCCGACGGCGACTATTATGATGTTTCGAACGACCGGGTGGACGTCGACCGCCTCGCCTCGGTCGAGCGCGTCTTTAGCACTCATCGCTCGCTCCCCCCGTCGGTGACGGCTTTCTCGACGCCGGCGTCGTCGCCGAAGTATTCATCGAAGAACTCGTCGACCTCGGGGTCGGTCTCGTCAAGGTCGTCGACGTCGACGCCGGTATCGTCGTCGACCGCGTCGTCGTCTGGCGTCGGCGTCGTCTCGACCTCGCTCCCGCGCTCGTGCGCGAGACCGAGTACGTCGTCGCGACGTTCCTCGACGGTCGCGACCTCGGCGGGGTCGCCCATCGAGGCGACATCTTTGTATGCCTTCGCCTTCCGCTGCATCACCTCAGCTTTCTCGACCTCTGTCAACTCGAAGTTGTCAGACCACTCGACATCGTACGAGTCGGCATCAGGCGGTGAGAGTACGCCGTACTCGACGAGTCGGTCAATGAATGGACGGAGTATCTTCGGTTCCGCGAACTTCTGTCGGCGTTCCTGTATCATCGAGACGAACGCCGCTTCGTCCTGCGTCGAGGCGAGGTCGCCGCGTTCCGTCCCGAGTAGGCGGCGCTTCGGTATCCGCGTCTGCCCGGCGATAAGTTCGAGGATAGCGTCTTTCAACCCGGACGGGTCCGGCGACCCGCCTTCGAGTCGGTCAAGGTCGAGGTTCCGGCCCCAGACGACATCTCGGAGGTCGTTCACCATTTCTTCGACCTGCGTCGCAATCTTGTCTTCGTCCGGTCGAGCGCCGGCTTCGTCGTCGAGGTTCGCGACGAACCGCGCTTTCGCGTCGCGCCAGTACACTTCGGCGCTTCCGCCGACGACCTTCGTCAAGTCGATGAGATAGTTGAAAATCGGGCGGTACGCCGAGTGCCCGACGACTTCGTCTTCGAGCGCCCCCTCGGCAATATGAAGGATACGCGAGTGGTGTACCGTCTCGCTTCCTAACGGGTGTTCTTCGCCGAAGTTGACATCGTACTCGACCGGCTTCCCGAACCGTTCGTTCTGCGGGTCGTCTTCGCGGTCGAAGTCCTGTATCTGCTTCTGACTGAACGGCTGGTAGTACAGGATATCGTCGTCGGGGTCGCCCGAGAATCGCGTCTCGTCGACCGGGTCGTCAAGGTCGCCGCCGTCGTTGAACCCGATGAGCAGGATACCGTACTTCCCGATACGTTGAAGCGTGTCGGCGCGTTCAAGGTGGTACAGCGCGCCGGTATCGTCGAACAGGCTTTCGACGTCCTTCTCGAACGCGCTTTGGTCGTCGTCTTCCGGCGTTCCGTCATCGAAGATATCGGGGGCGTTCGACCACGTCTGCCCGGACGGCGCCGTAATGATGGTTTCGGCGATACCTCCGCGCTCGAACTTTGCCCAGTAGTCGTCGACCGTTAGTTCAGATCGACCCGGGTAGCCGAGAGTGTCGAAGTAATCGCGGTCGTCGATATGTCCGAACGACTGCCCCATCGCCGACGCAATAGCGGTTCGTCGTACGAGGTCCGACGCGAGCGACTGAAGTTGCTGGTCGCTGAGGTCATCGATGTCGTCCATCGAGACCGACTGGTTCGATGCCTGTTCGCCGTCGCCGCCGTTTTCGTATTCGTTCGTACTCATTTTTCAGGTTTACCTAAGCGCGGACGTCGCGGCCCGGCCCCCACGTCGCCGACGACGTCGCCGCCGAGTCGCGAGCGGCGAGCGCCAGTGCGTCGACGCAGTCGTCGTGCCAGCCTTCCGGCGCGTGATACCGGATGTTTCCGGTTCGAGTCGTGTCATAATCGTATATCTCCAGTTCGTTCACCAACTGCGGGATATTCGGTATCCGTATCTCGGCGGCTTCGAGGCGCGTAATCAGGTTCTCGACAAGTTGCTTCTTTTCGGTACGGAAGTTCACCGCCTCGACCGGAATGCCGGCGTCCTCGAGGTCCGACACGATTTTGTTGTCCCGCGTCGCGTCGAGACGAACCGGACCGGGGTACTGCTGGTGCGCCGCCTCGACACGCGACTGTATCTCGGTCCACGATGTCTTCTGTAACCGGTCGAAGTGAACCAGTAGTCCGTCACGGTCGAGCGTCGAAACGACCGTCCAGTTTTGGTGTCGAGCGAAGTCGACGCCCGTCGTGTACGGCGCGTTCCCGTTCCGCTCGCGCCAGTCGTAGTTCTCGACGTTCCGCTCGCGGACGTCGACGAAGACGCCGGTCGAGTCGTCGACGAAGACCGCGAGGTATTCCTGCTTGAAAACGCGGTCCGGTATTTCCTGCGCCGCCGCGTTGATCTCGCCGTCGTCGACGTGCGGGTTCTCGTACGACGCGACCTGACTCGACCAGACATTTGGGTGCTCACCTGACTGCCCTCGCTTGAACCAGTCGTGGAACCAGTTTTTGCCACGCGGCGTCGAGATGAACGTCGCGTCGCCGTTCGAGTCGGCGAGCGTCGGACGAAGGTGCTGGTACCAGACGAGCTCCGGCGTCTGCGCTGCTTCGTCGACCACGAGGAAGTCGACGCCGGCGCCGTCGAGGGAGTCTGGTCGGTCGGACGTTCGGAACTCGATAACTGACCCGTTCTCGAAGTATATCTCGCGGGGCTTCGAGCGCTTCGGCGTTCCGTCGAGTAGCGCCTTCGGTATTTTCGAAAAAAGTTTATCGAATCCGTACTTGTTCGACTGCTCGTACGTCGGTCCGACCCACCAGATTTTACTGCTGGGGTTTTCGACGGCGTACCGGAACGTCTCGACGCCGGCGACCTCGCTCTTACCGGACCGGCGGCCCCAACAGCAGACGCGGAACCGGTACTGGCCGCGAGCGGCGAGGTATTCCTGCTGGCGGGGGTGTGGCGCCCACGTTATCTTGACGACCGGCGTCGCCGCGTTCGGGTCGTCGACATCGAGACCGCCGACCGGGTCGACCGGGGCGTCAACGGGGTCCGATACGGCCGACATAGTTAGGCGAAGTTACAGTTCGACGGGCGGTGTACCGGTTCGCCGCGTCGGTCTCGTATTGAAACCCGCCGCTCGGGTATCGGTGTTCGGCACCGGAAGCAAATCGTCGCCATCGTTACTCGCCGACCGCGTCCTCGACGGCGTCGGCGACGTCGCTGTTGACCGCCGCCTCGCGACAGTCGCGGTGTTTCCCTGTAGACCGTTCGGTATCGGTCCGAAGGTCGCCGCCGCAGTTCTCGCAGGTCTGGTCCTTGGTCGCCTGTTTGTCTCTCGGCTGTGCCGTGAAGGCTCGATCTGGTGTCATCGTTTCGTTAAATGCCGGACTGTTCTAACTCGGTCATCGTCTCGACCTCGACCGGGATGGTCGCCGGATACGTCGCGGTCCGCGTTTCGATTTTCGCGAGCGTCGGTCGCGAAGGTGGTCGTTCTCGTGCTGGTCGGCGTGGCAGTCCCCGCAGAGCGTTACGAGATTCGATATATCGTGGTCTCGGCCGTTTGTGTGGTGGACGTGAAGCGTCGCCTCGCCGCCGCGCTGTCGACCACGAGCGCCGCACCGACGACAGCGGTAGCCGTCGCGACGAAGGACTCGCTCGCGTCGTTCGCTCCAATCGTCGGGATACGTTGGCATCGTTACTTATCGACTCGCGTCGATACCCGCTGTCCGGGCGCGCGGTCGTGCGGTCGTGGCGGCGTCGTGGCGGCGTTTTGAGTTCCCGATACGTTCCGCGACTCGCGGCGACATCAACCGTCGAGGCGACCCCCCCGGTCATTCTACCTCGTTTTCAGTTTCCTCGGCGTCGCCGTCACCCTCGAACTCGACTCGCATCGCGCCGGTCGCGAAGTCTTCCATCGCGTTCTCCATCGGGGTCGGTTCCCGCGACGTGTGCCCGAGCGACTGCGAGAGTGCGATATCGAGTTCGATGTTATCCTCGACTTTCCGACGTATCTGAAGTTCGTCCATCAGGTCGTTGTTCTTCCTCGCTTCGAGCGCCATCTGCTGAAGGCGCTGTCGGTTCTGCCGAAGTTCCTTCAGTCGTACGAGTCCGTCCTCCCGGGTGACGTCGCTTTCCTCGACAATCTTCGGGAGCCAGGAGTCCATCCGGTCAATATCGGTTTGAACGCCCGACTCGGTGATGTCGTACTCGCGAGCTATCGTCTCAACGACGTCGGTGTACTTCCGGCCCTCGACAATCAGGAGCTTAAAAGTGCGCTCGCGACGGTCAACCAGCTCCGGCTTCATCGCAATTGCCTCGCGCGCCTGCGCGCCTGAACTCCCAGATTCGCGGCGGAAATCGTGGTACTGCGCCGACGCGAGGGTGGGACCCCGGCGCCGCGGGGTGTTCCTATCATTATTCTTTCACGGTCTGGATGGCCTCGGCCGTCGACCGACGGAAGCAGATGAAGTCGTCGCCGGCGGTGCCTGGCTGGCTTTTCAGTTCGACGACGCGCTCGACGAGGTAGACCCAGTCGTGGTCGATGCCGAGCTCGTGGAGCGTGGTCGTGAGGTTGATCGCGACATCGCGGGCGTTCTGCTTCGACCGCGTCGTCGGGGTTCGGTGGGGGTCCATGGTTCCGCAGTTCTTGCAGTAAGGGGTCTTGCCGTCATCAGAGTAGGCCGGGCCCAGCCGCTGCGGGAGCTTGAGGCGCTCGTAGTACTCGCGGTCCAGGAGGTCCCACTCTGAGCCGGTCGGGGAGACCCAGTCGACGTAGCTGAGGACATCGCCGTAATCGAGGCCAGCGGTCTGGGGGAAGGTGGCTTTCCGGCGGAGGCGCCGGTAGCAGTTCCGGCAGACGCAGTCGTTGCGTTCGACGACCTCGCCGAAGACCTTCGCCGGGTCGTCCGGGATTTCCAGTGTGTCGTCTTCGAAATCGCGGTACAACATCGTCGGCGAAAGGATGGATGACGTAGCCATAGCTGGGGTGGGACACCGCCGGACGGCGGCTTGAGAGCGAGCCCGACCGAGTCGTCGACGGCCTACGTGTGTGAGATGGGTGTTCAGTCTGTTATATGTCAGTATCCTCGTGAATACTGCAGACGACCTGTCTCATGTCCGTGGATTTGCGCGACGTGAAGACGTAATCCCGTTTTTTGAGGGTCTGCAAAGCGTGGTCAACGGTGCGCTCGGGGAGTTCGGTCTCCTCGATTAGCTCGCTGCGCGTGAGCTTCCCGTCCTCCGCGTTCTCGAGGACGTAGTAGATGTACTTGGCGCTCGGCGCGAGTGGGCTGACTCCCTCCGACTCGGAGCCTGTCATGTCCCCGACCCAGCCCCGGCCGGAGGGTGATCGGCGATCTTCCCGTTGCCCTGGAGGGTGAAGGCGTCGCGGGCCCACTCCAGCCAGTCGAACGCAGACGTCGAATCGGCGATTATGCGGCGGAAGCGCCGGACTGCAGCTACTTTGAAGCCACCGTTATGAGAGAGTACTGATAGGGCCGATTTCAAAGTAGCAGTATCGACTGCGTAGGACACCCCAGCGTGCTGTTCGTACCCTTCGGGCCGTAGGAGGCCGACCTCCTCGAGCGCATTCACCCAGTTGTAGACCGTGCGCTTCGAGACCTCCAAGCCGGACAGCTGGGCGAGGCGGTGGAAGCCGTCGACCTTGTTCGCGACGACGCCGTCGCGTTCCTCGACGAGCTGGCCGGGCCGGAAGCCGTTCGGGCCGTCGCCAACGACAACATCGTGGGTCGTCTTCAGCAGGTCGACTGCCCCGGAGGGGATGTCGATGATCGCCTCAAGGGGATCGGCGAGGTCCTCGAACGTCGCGAGCTCGTCGACGGGGATCTCGGTGGGGACGTTCGTGAGCAGGTAGGCGTGCTTCGCCTCGTCGGCAATCAGGGGGCGGACGCGGTGAACAACCTGTTCGATTTCATTTTCACGAGACTCCCGGAAGAGCGTGCCGACCGTGCCCGTGTAGTGCTTCGTCGGGACGGCGCGGCCGCGGCCCTGGTCGTCCTCGTAGTGGAGCTTCCGGTAGACCGGGGGGTTCTCGGCGCCGTGGCGAGTTGAGTGCTCGGCGCCGCCGGCGCCGATGTCGTCGCGACCCATCGTGAGTAGCTCGGCGTCGCGACGGAGGTCCTCGACATCGGGGTGGGGTGCGCCGATGCACATCACGGCGTCGCAGTCGTTGCGGTTCAGCCCACGGGTGGCGTGGTAGTGGAGGACCTCGCCGTGGTCGGGGAAGTCGAACTCGGGGATGAGGTCGCCCTTTACGATGTAGAGGGGCTTCTCGTGAATGTCGGCGGCCGTGTCGATGGCGCGCTGGATGCGCTTCGCGAGCGTGCCGTCGTCCTCGAGGGCGCTGCGGATGGTGCCGGCGTGGTACTGGCCGTCGAGGACCTGTGTGGTGTGGAGGTTCGGGATCTCCAGCGGGTCGTCCCCCGAGACGCGGACGTCGTCGCGGTCGACGCCGAACAGCGTGGCGACCTTGTCGGGGGTCGCGGTCGCGTCCAGGACGAGCGTGTCACTGGGGTCGGGGAGCTCGGCGGGGAGAGGGAGCTCGCGGTAGCGCAGCGCGACGATCGCGTCGCTCGGGTCGGTCGCGAACCACGCGCTGGCGCGGGCGGGCTCGGCACCCTGGTGGATAAGGGCGTGCTCGGCCTCGTGCCAGTCGCAGTCGTCGCTCGCGCAGCTGCGGGCCCCGTTGTGGTGCTCGAGTTCCGAGTGGCACCAGGGGCATTCGTCGATGATCGGGGAGAGGGCGACCGCCTGCATGACGGGCTCCTCGTCGAGGCCGGCCTCGACTGCGGCGGCGAACACCGCGTCGATCGAGATGGGCGTCCCCTCCCAGTTGTCGTTCTGCATCCGGGTGAGGACGGTCTCTCCGTGGGCGACCTTCGCCTTCGCGAGCGCCTCGGCGAGCTGCCAGTCCTTTTCGGGCTCCTCCTGCTTGAGGTAGTGCCCCGCGGCGTCGTCGTAGGTCTCGTAGGCGTTCCAGGTGACGGTCGGTGCCGTGAGGTCCTCGAGGCCGTCGACGTTCTCGACATCGGTGATGACGTCGACGACGTCGCGGGTGAACCGGGCGAGTTCGCGAGCCGTGTACGCGACCGGGCCGTCGCGGGCCCGGAGGTCAGCGATGCGCTCGAGCGTGTTCGCGATGCGCGTCAGCTTGGTCAAGCCCGCCGTCGTCTCCCGAGAGTGGAGGTCGGGCGTCTCGTCGATGATATTCAGCCTGCTCTCTCGGACGCTCTTCTGGATGACGTACGGGTGGACGCCGACGACGAAGGGCTCGCTCTCGACCGCGGAGTACTGCGCCTGCCAGGCGCACTCCTCGCCGTGCCACTCGTGGTCGCCCGCCTCGTGGAGGCCGAGGATCTGGTGGGCCTTGTTCGGGCCGACCTCGCGGACGAGGGCCTCGTAGGCCTGTCGGGTCTCGTGCTCGGGGTCGAGGTCGTAGATCGGGCACATCGACGGACAATTCGAGGGGGGGCCGTGTTCCGGGCAGTCCTCGTCGGCGTGATCGGCGTCCATGCAGTAGCCGTGGCGCTTCTGCGCGCCGCCCTTGAGGTGGAAGTACTCGGCGTCCTGGAACTGGCCGCCCTCGAAGTTCTGGATCGCGTCGTCCTTGATGAACTCGCGGGCCTTCTCGTGCTTGTGGAAGTAGATGGCGTGGCCGTGGTCGCGATTGAGGGCGCCGAGGGCGGCGTTCGTGGTCTTCCCGGCGCCGGCCTCGTCACCCCAGAGGTCGATGCCGTCGTGCTCGAGGATGTCGTCGAAGCGCTCGCCCTTCAGTTCGGCCCAGCGCTGTTCGCGGTCGAACGTCTCGGCGTCCCGCTGCGGGGGTTCGCACTCCTCGACGGTCCACTCGCTGTTCGCCGAATCGGCCTCGGGCGTCGGTGGCACCAGCGTCGGGATGTCGAAGCCGAGGTCCTGGAGGTGCTCGATGCCCTGGAACCAGAGTCGGCCGGTCGCCTTCCGCGGGGAGGCGTTCGAGGGCCGCATCTCGCCGGCGTCGATGAGCGCCATCACGACCGGGCCACCGTAGCCGCCGAGGTCGCCGGTGTCCTGCCAGATCTGGTCGTCGACGATGTTGGCGGTCCCGTTCGAGTTCTTCCCCCAGGTGGGGTAGAACGCCCGGTAGCCGTCGCTCGTCGAGACATCGTCGTTCCAGGCGTGGACGATCGTGCGCTCGGCGACGCGCCGGGCGTTGAGGCGGTCGATCGCGGCGAAAACGTCCCGGATGTCGTCAGTGGTCTCCTTGGACGTCGCGGCCGCGGGCTCGTAGTCGTCGAGGTCGTAGTCGTCGCGGGCGGTGGAGAGGTCCTCGCGCTGGCGGCTGGCGACCTCGTCGTTCGCCTCCAAGAGTACGTTGAGGACGTCGTCGTTCCACTCCTGAACCTCGGTGGGCGTGCCGGGGACGTGGTCGCCGGTCATTACGCAGACGCGCTTCCCGGCGTAAATCTCGATGCTTGGAAGCTCGCCGTTCTCGCTCCACGGTTCGTCGTCGAGTTGCCAGGCGGCCTGCTTCACGCCCTCGGGGAGGTCGCCGCGGTAGATGGCGTGGGCGCCGGCGCCGGACTGAGAGACGTCGGCGTAGGTCAGCCCGAGGTGCTCGATAATCGCCTCGAAGGCCGGGTGAACCTTGCCGGTCTCGGGGCAGCGGACGTCGTCGCCGTCGACGTAGGCGAACGGGTCGTCGGGCTGCTGCAGGAACGCACGACCGTCGAGGCGCCCGTCGACCTCGGCCATCGCGATGGTTTTCCCGTTAGCGTAGTTCTCGGAGTACCCCCACTTCCAGCGAGCGTCGCACTCGCACTCCGCGGTGGTGTCGGCGTCGTGGTCGTCGCGCGAACACGGCGCCGGAGCGTCGCGGTCAGCCCACGGGGCGAACGGCTTCTTCTCGACATGGCCCATCCACTGCTCGCGCTTGAGGAGTTCCGGGGGAAACACCCCAGGTTCGGGGGAGGTAAAGTCGGCCTCGGCCCAGATCATTGACGCGCTCGTCGACCCCTGGCTGTTGTCGACATCGTCGGTGTTCGTATCGTTAGTAGTATCTAGAGCGGCATCTGGCTTATCGGCTGCCGAGTGATGCCTCTCGGCGTCTGCAGCGACATCCTTCAGCTGGGCGCGTGGATCGTCAAGGCCGCCGGCGAGTTCGAGGGCGTCGGTGTCGCGGATGGCCTGACGGATTTCCCGCTCCTGGTAGCCGTTCGCCACGGCCTGCTTGATGAGCTCGTTGCGGGGGACGGGCTCAGCGTCCTCAAGGCCGAGGTAGCCGCGGGCCTCCCAGAGGAGGCTCTCCCAGTCGGGCGAGGCCGTCACGCTGACCACCTCCAGTCGCTGATAGTTGTCTGCCCAGCGTTCTCGGAAGGCTCGGGCCCATCGGCGGGCGTCGGGACGTTCTCCGTGGTTTCGTCGCCTTCGGGCTCGGGGTCAGTCGCATAGACGGTTTCACCGGAGCCATCGTCAGCAGCGGGCCGCTCGTGAAAGTACTGCCAGGAATGGTCGATCGGATCGCCCTCGTACGAGCGCCGGCTCACGCCGAACACCCCCTGCTAACGTCAGTAATTGAAGACGTAGCAGGGGACCTCAGACGTTGGATTCTGAGGGTTTGGGGCCAAGCCAAGGGCCGGATTTGAACCGGCGATGATCCGCTCTGCAGGCGGACGCGT